GTCGCTCAATGAAGCAACGAACGTCGTCTTCTATCCTCAGTCTGGGTCGATCGTCCAGATCAAGCGCTACCTGAAGGAACATGCCGGACTTGAGCCGAAAGCCGCGAGAAAAGTGCTCGCTCTCCCATCGCGATGGGTGATGCATTGTAAGACCGCCCCGCAGTGCTTCGTGCATGAGAAGGGCGCCCTGACACACAAAGGCCTCGCGTAAGGAGGGGCACGGAATCTTTTGCGCGCATACATAAGGCCCTCGTATGACATGGACCGGGACATTAAGCACTGGGAGGGCAAGAGCTTCAGCGGCGCCGACGTCTCCAAGCTTTGCCAGGACAAAGTCCGCGTGATGAAGTACAGGGATCTCACGAAGTTCAAAACCCTCAACGAAGCGTGGGGCCCGCACAAAGCCCTTATCCTCCTCTATGAGACGTCCGAAGGCTACGGCCATTGGGTCGCGGTATTTGAAGTTGGGAAAGGCGTAACGGAATTCTTCGACCCATACGGAATGCTTTTCGATTCGGAACTGCAGTGGGTATCGGAGGATTTCAAGGAGTCGACGGGAATGATCCCATGGCTCACGAAACTGATAACGGAGCATGGAGACTGTATCTACAACGACATCCAGCTGCAGGAGTTCCTCAATGACACGGCGACTTGCGGGAGGTGGGCAGGCCTCCGCGTCACAATGAGGGACATGCCGCTCGAGGTATTCGTGAAGAAGTTCCTGAATCAGACATTCAAGCCAGACTGGTATGTCACGGCCCTAACGATGTTCGTCTAGGATGTTTCAGGACGCCGAATTGTTTTTGTCGGTGTTATACGAGGCATGTCCACCGTGAACAGACAGCGTGTGAGAACTGCGGAGCGAGTCGAAATGAAGCACCGTGAAGATCTCGAGGAGGCCGAGCGCAAGAGGGAATCAAAAGGGAGGGTACCCCTCTCCCTCTCAGGAAAGGGATTCACGCGGAGCCAGGCCGACCATATCTACATCAATGTGAGCGCGCCCCCAGCGCGCCCTCCCGTCGCGGGCGCGTCATCCTATGCGATTTCGCTTCTCGACAAGAGGGACCAGCCTATCATCGAGAACCCGGAAGACTGGTATCTATCCGTCGTCCGCTTCAACATGCCCATGCAGATGGTCCCGATCTGCTTCATGGGTATTTACACGGGCGAGATCGATGACGCGCCGAACACGAACTTCAACCTGACGAACTATGCCGTCACGATCGTCGCCCCCGACGGAACTCCTTTCCAATCAGAAATTGTTTGGACCCCGGACGATCTTGAGGCCCCCGTTCCTGTTCTTCCGGCCGGGGACTCGATCACGTCGAAGTTCATCACGGACTACGTCGACTACTTCAGCCTCTACAACTACAATCACTTCCTGGGCTTGTGGAATGCCGCCTTCGCGGATGCCTTCGCAATCGCGCTGAGCAATGAGTCATTCGCCGCGACAGGCGCGACATTGCCCCCATACATCACGCTTGACGAGACGACGGGATATCTCTCGATTTGGGCGCAAAACGCGTATGACTCGACACTCGAGTCCCCCATCATGGTATTCCTAAACAGCGAGCTCGAGGAGTTCGTTCAAAACTCGTTCGAGCAGATCCACCACGGATTCACTCCAGTGAACTTCAACGGGGGCGCCCCGGCACAAACCGACTACCAGATCGTCATTCGCAATCGTGGGAACAATGCCGTTGCCAACATCGCGGGGAACCCACCAATCAACGTCACCCTCACGGCTGCGAGCGCCGACGCGACCCTCACGGTGGATGAGGCCGCGACGATCTTCCAGTATGAGGGTGCATCGGGGCTCGGGCTTCCTGCGGGCGTATCCGTCGTGAGCGTCGACTACAAGACCGGTGCCGTCGTGTTCTCCGCGAATGCGACGACGAGCGGGACGTTCCCAATCCAGTTCAGCGCGCCAGGATACCAGATGCGCCAGGAGTTTGCATGCCTCATCAACTGGTCTGATCTCGTCGGTCTTGCATTCACGACAGGAACGCTCCCGGTGAAGACAGAGCAGGCAGCCCTCGCTTATGCGAACCAAGAAGGGACGTACGCCGATGGCCAGCCGATCGGGACGACCGCGGCGGGAATCATCTCCCTCGTGACAGACTTCGTCGCGAGCTCGAGCGGCTCCGGGACGGATCTGCGGACATTCATCACGTACGTCCCAACGAGCGAGTACCGCCTCTCATCGCTCATTGCGGGGGAGTCCTTGGACACAATCACGCTGAAAATGCAATGGTTCGACTCATTCAGCAACTACTTCCAGATGTTCTGCACGCATAACAACTCGTGCTCCGCAAAGCTGCTGTTCCGGAAGAAGGCCCTGGGCGCCGGAATCGGGCCGCATGATCACTCTTATGCGAGCGACATTAGCGGCGGCTCGGCAAGTGGGTGCGTGAAGTGCGCAACGGGCGGATGCGATAGCTGCGGCGGTAAGAGGAGTGGTCTGAAAGGAGTGATGTGAGCGCAATTTCGCCATGATTTATTTTTCGGATTCGTTATAGCACAACGTGAATCCGCAAACGATGTCGTCGATTCCCGTTCCCAATGCGACGCCGATCCAGACCGCGAAGGTCATTGACCCCTCAATCGATACCGAGCGAGGGCAGTACTATGCAGTCCTGGAAGGCGCGCCAACAGTCGGATGGAAGTCAATGCCCGCCGCGTCGGTGTCGAACTCCGGTATCAACATCACGGCCGCGATGCCCGATCAGACGTTCATTGACCGCCGCGTATTCCTCGCCGTTCCCACAACGATCAACTTCCTCGGCACAGTCCCCGGGGGTGGAGTCCCTTTGCTTAACCTTGGAATTAGCGATTCTCTCCGAGCGATGCCGCTGATGTCAGTCCTCAACTCCTGGGATATGGAGTTCTGGAGCGCGAAGGTCAGCCAAAATCAGCCCTTCGTCGTGTGGCCCGCGCTCGCGCGATACAACAATGACCGCGACAATAGGGATCTCGACCTTAGCGGACAGCCCCAGATGCTTGACCGCTTCCAGGAGTACAGCCAAGGCATCGGGACGAATCTCAACCCCATGTCCTACCACGGGACGAACCCGTGGGAAGAGACGCGAGGCGCATTCCCATACACCGCCGTGACGAACCCGGCTTACGCTGATGCAAGCGACGCGGCGACCGCGTCCGTGAGCTTCGTCCTCATCATGCCCATCATGCTCCCTCCCTTCCTCTGGAACCGAAAAGAAGAGGGGATGGGCTTCTGGGATGTCGATAGCTTCTCACTCACGACGACCTTCACGAACCTCGCGCGCATGTGGTCCCGCTACAACATCCCTGGGGGCTCGTTCCTTGACCCCACGAATCCCGCCGCCGTCTCTGTGACATTCAACGCGGCGAATCTCCTCTTCCGAATCCTCGCCAAGAGCCCGCGCGTGTCGATGCCGCCAACGCTGAACTACTCCCACTTCGGCATCACGAACTACTCGAACACCGTCGGAAGCCTCGCGCCAGGCGCGCAGCAGAAGTTCAACTCGAACTCCATCATCGTCACGGGCGTCCCCCGCCGCATGTACGTCTGGTGCGCTGAGGTCGTCGCCAACCAGACGTTCCTCACGTCGGACACGTACGCGTCGATCCTGCAGTGCGAAGTCTTGTGGAATGAGGAGACCGTCATGTCCGCGGCAACCCCGTGGCAGGTGTATCGCATTGCAGTGAAAAACAACTGCAACATCAGCTGGCCCGAGTGGACCGGCAACGCAGGATCCGGTGGATATGTCGGTTCCGTTCTCTGCATCGACTTCGCCCAGGACATTGGCATCAAGCGCGAACAGACGGCAGGATCCCTCGGCAAGCAGCTCTTCCAGGTCGTCCTCACGGTGAAGAACCAGAACCCAACCCGCACGATCGCGTACCAGATGAACTGCACCGTCATCCAAGAAGGCTTCCTGACCGTCACGGGTCAGACGGGTCAGATCTACCTGAACCCGATCGACCGCGAGAATGTCCTCAACTCGCGCGCCGTCCCCAGCTTGACGTTCAAGCGTGCCGAGTCGGTCTATGGCGGAGACTTCTTCTCGGACCTTGTGAGTGGCGTGAACAAGTATGTCGTGAACCCAGTCCGCAGCGTCGCCCGCGTCGCGACGAATATCGCTGAGAAGGCGCTCCCAATTGCCAAGTACATCCCGGGCGTCGGAACTGCCGTGAACTACATTGAGAAGGCGCTGCCGTATGCGCGCGCGATCGGTGGACGGCGCCCCTTCGCCCGCCGCGGCATGGTCCGCGGCGTCAGCTCCCTGATGGGGCGCGGCCTTGGAGATCAGCCCCAACAGCCGCAGCGTCAGGTGCAACAGCCGCAGCGCCAAGCGGTGCGCTTCGTCGAGCAGGAAAAGCGCCAGCCCGTCTTCAGCAACATCCCTGCCGGACAGCCCAAGCGACTCCCAACTCGCTTCGAACAGACGAGGAATGAGCGTATCGGATACCTCCCCCTCGATGAAGAGCAAGAGGCTGCCCAGGACTTCGGAGGTGAAGCAGCTGTCTACGAGGACGATCCGCAAGCCGAGGAACAGCAGTTCGATGATCAAGGCGAGGTGATCTATGAGGAGACTGAGGAGTGCTTCGAAGGCGATCAGGAGGAAGCCGCGGCGCAGGACGAGGAGCAGGCTGAGGAAGATCAAGCGATGGCCCAATATCTC